TCGACGCCTCGGCCAGCTTGCGCACCTGGGCCATCTGGGCCTCGACGTTGGCGATCTGCTGGGCCTTCTGCTGCTGGAACTGGGCCACGTAGCGCTGGGCCGCCACGGCATCCCCGTCCGCCTTGTCGGGACGGGCCGCAGGAGCCACAGGGACGCCCGCTGACGGCGTCCGCGGCGCCGGGGGCGCCTGGGCTACCTGAAGGGCCGGAGCGGGCGCCTGCGCGGCTCCCTGCGGGTTGGCGCCGATCGACGCGGCGACCATCGGGTCCGGCTCGGGCGCCTCGGGGTGGAGGGCCCAGGACGGCGTCATGGTCGGCTGGAACGCCGCGGCCCCGGTCGGGGCACCCGCGGTGGCCGCCGCCTCCGGCAGCATCATGGCCGAGCGCACCTTGGAGATGTACTGCGGGACCGTGTTGTAGCCGTCCGAGGCGTTGCCGGCCTTCGACATCGGCCGGCCGGAGAACCAGACCGAGGTGGCGTCGTCTACGTTCCCGTACCGGGCCAGGTTCTGGGCCATCTTGGCATTGAAAACAGCGTCCTGGGCCTGGGGGTCGCTGCGAAACTCGGCCGGGGTCATCGCAGTCCCCAGCACCTCCTTCGTCCACGAGGGAACGTTGGCGCCCATCACCTGATAGCGCCCGTAGGCGCGGTCGCCGCTGCTGGTGACCGGGCCCACGGCGGCGTAGTTGTTGCCGCTCTCGACCTTGCCGATGCCGTGCGCGAGCGCACCGAGCGTGGAGAGGCTCCCGAAGGAGCCCGCCGAGCCGGGCACGCCCTGCCCCATCGCCGCCATGGTGGGCAGCGCGGTCGGCGCGTCGGCCACGGGCGTGCCCGGCGCGGGCGCGGTGGGCGGCGGCACGACGGGCTGGTCCTGGCTTCCGTCCGGCGCCGGTGCCAGATCCTCCGGCGCGGGCCGGGGCGGCGGCAGGGGCACGGTGTCGGGGGCGGGCGCGTCGGGCGTCGGGGTGTCGGGCGTCTCGGCATCGGGCGCCACGGTCGCCGGCACGGTGGCGGCGGCCGGCGGGGGAACGATCGACGGGCCCGCGCCGAAGCCGGACTTCAGGGCCGCCAGTTGCGCCTTGCGCTCCTTGTCCATGCGGCCAAGCTCGATGCCGCCCATGAGGGCCTGCGCGAGCCGCGCGCCGCCCTGCCAGGGGGAGCGGATCGGGCTCGTCTCCATGCCCTGCTGGAGGAGAGCCTGGGCGAGTGCGCGGCGCGTCTTCTCGCCGTCCCCGCTGTCGGGCGGCGGCAGCAGCGTCGGCAGGTAGGAGGTATCCGCCATGTCTCAGCCCCTCAAGCCAGTGCCGCCGCGTAGTCCACGCACAGGAAACCCAGTTGGTCGCTCACCGCATGGGGGCGCCGCGCCTGGACCTCCTGCGCGATCAGGCCATACTCGGGCTCGTCGCCCCACACGTAGGTGTAGCGGTAGACGGTCAGGCCGGACGGATGCTCGGCGACCGCCACGATGTCCTTCTTGATGCGGCGATCCGACCCCGAGAAGATCCTCGCGCCGCCGCCGATCAGGGCCGAGCCGAGGCCGAACAGGCCGCCCAGCGCGCTCTGGTAGTTCTGGCTCTTGTCCTGGTAGTTCTTGTAGATCATGCCGGCGATGTCGGGCGCCTGCACGGTTTCCTGCGGCGTCTGCACCCAACTCGGATTGGTCATCTGCTGCCCGTTCAGGAGCGCCTCGACCTCGTTGATGGGCTGCTGCCGCTCCTGGATGGCCTCGCTGACGCCCTCCTGCCGGGCGTTGAGGTACATGGAGTTGTAGGCGTCGTTGCGGTCATGGGCATACTGGTCGTGCAACGTGGCGTAGGCCTCGGAGCCCGGCCGGATGCCGCGGTTCATCAGTTCCTGCTCCAGGTCCGCGCCCTTCTTGTCCCACATCGGGTCGAGCCGCTGGCGCTGGAGGTCGCCGATCTTGCCTTCCGCCGCCGTGTTCAGGTCGATCGGCGAGCCCAGGAGCGTACCTATCTTGTCGATCTGGGCCAGGCCGATGTCGTTGGTCTTGGTGTCGGCCTGCGTCGTCTGGTCGAGCAGATGCTGCTGCTCGGGCGACAGGACCGTGGTCGCCGTGTACTGCGGCACGACCTGGCCGCCCACGTTCGTCGTGCCCCGCTGGGTGTAGGACAGCGTCCCATACGGATTTATTTGGTCCACCATATTCATAGCGGCCTGTGCGGTCGATGCCTGGATGTTGGCCGCCGCCTGGGCTTGCGCCGTGGCGTAGGGATCGGGAGCTTTCGGCGCCTTCACAAGCGTCCTCCTACTTCACGAGTTTCTGTTCGGTGGCGAGCAGTCCGAACAGCAGGGCGCTGTCGCCGTCGCGATACCAGTGGCGTGCCTCGCCCTCGCGGACAAAGCCCATCTTCTCGAGCGAGCGCACGGCCCTCGCATTGGACGCCCGCGTGCGGGCCGTGACGCGGCAGCACCGCAGATCCCTGAACACCAGCCGGGCCAGCCACCGGATGACCGGCGGGGACCAGCAGCCCTTGCCGATCGCCGACATCTCGACATTGCCATTGGCCATGTCGTTGAACACGACGAGGCCCTTGACGTGGGTGCCCTCGCCCATCACGCACAGGCCGATGAAGGGCTCGGCCAACTGCATCCCGAGCATGTTCATGAACACGCGCGAGCAGAACACGTCATTGCGCTCGATGCGGACGCTCAACCCATCACCTCGCCGCCTTCGTAGACCAGATCGAGTTGCGTCAGCCGGATGTCCGGCGTGTCGGTGGTCGAGATCGAATACTGCATCACCGGCGCGATGGCCGTGCCGATGCCGGTGAGGGTCGCCCACTTGGCCAGCCGCTGCGCCACGCCGCCCCAGGCGCCCACGTCCCACTTGTCGATGTCCCACCGGAAGGTAGAGGGGATCGAGGAGCCCACGCTTGGCGCGGACGGCAGCGTGAAATCGTAGTCCGCCAGGATCGAGAACGCCGGGTCGGAGGAGAACGAGGTCTGCAGGATCGGCCGCATCAGGCGGACGCTCTTGACCCTCCCCTTAGCGCCAAGATCGTTGAAGGACCACGCGCAGATCATGGTGTAGAGGCCGGTGTCGTCCTGGCCGCCGACCTCGGCCTGCATCACCCGGCCGTCGCTCGTCCCGTAGAAGAGGTTATCGCCCAGCACCGCGAACGACAGCGCATCCCAGCCGGTGTAGCGCGACCACGCGCCGCTCTCGGCATTGGCGATGAACTGCTGCTTGTCGCTGGTCGAGGTCTGCGGAATGTTGACGATGGCCATCGTCTCGCGCGGCCACAGCGTGATCGACCATCCCTGGTATGAGGGCCTCTGCTGCACCACGTTGCGCCAGGCCGGCGCGATCGGCTTGGTGACCGCCACGCCCTGCAGGGCAAGCTCGTCCAGTTCCATCACCTTGGACAGGGGGATGATGCCCTGCTCGGTCATCACCGCGAGGTCGCCGCCGGCCTTGACGAGGCAGTTAGGCCCGAGCGGGCGGCCGATCTTGTAGGTGCCCTTCAGCGTCCAGTTCGCCGCCGCCGGCCCGTCGCCGTCGTAGAAGGCGATCTCGCCCAGGTCGGTGATGAAGACGCACGTCTCGTACAGGCCGGAGGTCGAGTTGATGGCCCATGTTGCGCCGCACAAGAGGCTCCCGCCGAGGCGGAAGACGCCGCCGAGCGCCAGTTTCGTGGCCGCCCCGGCGATGCTGTCGACCGCCAGATACCACGCATTGAGCGTGTTCTTCTCGATCATGAAGATGCGGGACTTGAAGGCCCACAGGTTGGAGATCGATGAGGTGCCGATGCCGGAGATGGTGCTGGCCGCCCACGACGAGCCGTCGTAGGTCTGCATCGTGTCGGCGCCGTTGGCCCACAACAGGAACTGCCCGCCGGTGGTGGTGAACTGGATGTACTGCATGCGGGCCGAGGTCAGGCCCGTGACCGCCGCGGCGCCGACCGCGCCGGCCGCCGTGGCGTCGTAGATTTTGCCCCCGTCAGTGACCGCGAACAGGCGCTGCGTGGCGCCGGCCACGTAGGGCATGAGCGTCTGCACCTTGGCGGACGAGCCCATGCCGGTGGCCCACGCCAGCGAGCCCCGCCTGGCCCGCACGTAATCGTACTGGCAGTAGCAGTTGTCGAGGATGTAGGCGGTGCCCTTGGGCGCTGCCGTGATGTTGTCGCCGACGTACCAGCCCTTGACCGGGGCCGGCAGCGTCGTTGACGAGTTGACGCGGGCCTTGGGCTGGCCCTTCGTCCGCTGCGGCTTGCGCATGTCAGGTCACGATGATCGGGTTGATGGGGGACGGGCCCCAGATGCCGTCCGGCCGCAGCCCCGAGGCCATGGAGATGGTCCGCGCCCCGCCCGACTGCCCGGCCATGCGCTCCTTCTCGCGCTCGTAGGAGGCGAACTCCTCCGAGTAGTCGAAGCCCTTGGCCCGCTTCCAGCGCCAGATGCCGCCCAGGGTGATAAGCTTTTCGGGGATGCGCGCCGTGTCGGTGTCGGCACCCCAGCGGTCGCGCTTGGTGACCGTGTCAGCAGCCAGGATCCACTGGTCGGTGAAGTAGGTGTAGTTGACGACCTCGGCTGACGACAGCGCCGGCCAGATCTCGATCTGCGAGGCAAAGAAGCGCCACACCGGCCGCACGGGCTGGATAGGCAGGGCCTTCAACGCCAGCATCTCGGCGTCGGTGATCGGGCCGCCCAGCGGCACGGCGGGGTATTTCGTGGACCACAGGGCCTGCCCTGGGATCAGCCGATCGTAGTCCGAGGGGACGCTCCACAGTGTCGTGGTGCCATCGCCGGTGATGGTGCCGGCCACCTTCAACTCGTTCCAGTTGATGACGCCGGAGAGTTCGTCGCCCTCCTGCTGGAGAAGGGCGACGATCTGCTGGGTGGTCAGGTCGGTGGACGTTAGGGCCGCGGCGGGCTGCTGGAGACCGACGAGCACCGCCACGTCCTGGGTAATGGATAGCAGTGTCATCGGTCAGTTCCCCGTCAGGCCGCAGCCCGCCCCTTTTTCTGCTCGACAGCGTCGATGCGCTGGGCCAGCGCGCGGAGATCCGCACGAAGCTGCTCGTTTTCGGCGCGCAGCCGCTCGTTCTCGGCCGCGTGGGCCTGCACGGCAGCGGTGTCCTTGGCCTGCTCCAGGTAGGCGCGGGCCTTGGTCTGCGTCTCGCGGGCGCCCATGCCGTAGGTCTGGAGCGCGGTGTCGGAGAGGGACGCCAACTGCTCGACCGTGAACACGTTCACGCTGTGCCAGTTGCGGATGTCGGCGGGCGTCATCACCGGCCACTCGGCGAGCGGCGTGCCGACGATCTGGTCGCGGTCCTGGAGGCCCTGCTTGAAGCGGGAGTAGGCCTCCGGCCACCGCTGCCGGTCGTTCTGAGTGACCTCGCGGTTGACCTCCGTCTTGCCGTCGCCGGCAATGAGGATCTTGACGAACTCCCGGTCCTCGAAGATCGGGCGACCTTCCTGCTCGGACTTGAAGCCAAGCTGGACGGCGTCGAGGTAGAAGACGGGGATGATGGACTTGTCGGTGTCGGACATGGGTTCCTGCCGGTTGATGGGCGGTTAGGACTTCTCGATTTCAGCGAGATGCTGAGCGAGCGCTAGTTCGGCCATTTCACGGGTCGAGTAGTAGCCGATGTACTCTTTCCGGTACTGAGCGACCCACGCCGTCCCGTCCTTGACGGAAAAGACGGTGCCTTTCTTCCCCGCGCGCCGCCGCACTTCGCGATGAGCGGCCGCACGGAGGATGAGGTTTGTTTCATCAAAGTTTGCAAACGGCCCGTGAGCTTTTTCGGCGGCCCGCCGGTAGGCCTCAGCGGCCTCTTCTGCTGTGTCAAAACACCCGAGATGCCGCTGGCGGCCATCCCACTTTATTCGTGCCACCCACCGAGGATTTTCAGGGGTGGAAAGGGAGTGCAGGTACACGCCTTTGAAGCCAGAAGAGTTGTTCCGCTGGCGGCGGACATTCTGCTTGTTCTGCTGGTGCGTTGCAGGCCGAAGATTGGCCAGCCGATTATCCTGCTTGTCGCCGTTGACATGGTCGAGATGCGCGGGAGGCCAGTCTCCGTGAACAAGGAGCCACGCGAGGCGGTGCGCCTTGTAGGACACCTTATCGACCGAGATCCGAAGGTAGCCTGTGCTGTTGGGCTTCGTAGAAATGGAGATGCCCGGCGCGAGTTTCGTGAACGCGCCGGACATCGGGTCATAGGCCAGACGGCGGCGAAGGCCGTCAAGGTCAAGGTCGTTGCGGTAGGCAATAGCCACGGTGAACTCCATCGGTTGAGGAACCGACAGAGTACACCAGAAGCCCTATTGAACCAACGGAAAAGTTGGTATCAATTTGTCTTATCGACGTATGGCCAATAGACGCGGCCCTCGATCACCAGCGTCGGGGTGATCGTCACCGTGCCGGACGCCGTGGCGGCGGCCGAGATGGTGAAGCCCGTGATGGTGTTCTGGCCGGTGTAGGTGATGGCCGTGATGGTCTGCGACGAGGCGATGCCCGTCGCCGACAGGGTCGAGCCGATCCACGCCGGGCCGCTCTCCAGGGTCAACTGGCCCGCCGCGACGGTGACCGTCGTGGAGGTGTTGACCGTGGTGCCGGTGAACGTCGCCGGGGCGGTGCCCTTGGTGACGTAGAGGCCGGTGATCAGCTTGCTCGACACGGTCGCCGAGTTGGGCATGTTCACCGCGCCGCCGGTGGCGGTCGTCTCGGCGAGGTTGCCCGCCGTGGCGATGGCCGTGTAGTTGATCGGGATCTGCCCGGAGCGGGCCATCCACAGGTAGTAGTCGGTGCCCGTCACCGTGGTGAAGGACTGCCTGCCGCCCATGCCGATGCACGAGTAGACGACCTTCGACCCGCGGGGCGAGTTGGAGGTGGTCAGCAGCGTGGCCGTGAAATTGTCATCGACCACGAAGGCGAGGCCCGGCCGGAGCAGCAGGTTGGAGGCCGAAGTGTACTTGACGTAGATGAACTCGCTTTCCGCATCGCCCCAGGTGAGGGAGCCGAGGCGGTACTGCGGGATGATGAGCCCCGAGCCGAGAGTGGCCGCCGTATCGACGGAGAACGGGTCCGCCCCGAAGAAGGCGGTCTGGAGAGTAGCGACAGTCATTGGATTTCTCCTGTTTGGGTTCACCCCCGGCCCGCTCGGCCGGGGGCGGTGTTCTCACTTTGCGGGGAGGACTGCCGCTCAGGCGACGAGGACGCCCTGGAGGAAGGCGTTGCTCATCGTCATGTTGCCCGCCCAGCCCAGCAGCTTGACCACTGCGTCCTGGTTCGGGTTCATCCGGTCGCCGCCGATCGGAACGAAGTTCCTCTGCGAGTGCGGGCGGAAGTAGATGTAGTCGGTGTTGAGGAAGTACATGGTCGAGGACGGCGCGCCGCCGCCGTAGCCGCCGTCGAACACCACGTCCGCCGACATGTACTTGAGGCTGTCGAAGCCCGCTTCGCCCATGCTAGTGGAGGTGATGCGCTGGATGGCCTGGAGGCTCTCCCAGTAGAGGCGGAAGTAGGAGTTGTCCGCCACGATCAGGTCGACCTTGTCCTTGCCGCGGGCGCAGAGCAGGTACAGCCTGTTCATGTAGGACTGGATATTGCTCGTGCTGACCGCGCCGCCGCCGTCCGCCACGCCGCCGAACTTCTGGTTGCGCCAGAAGGACCACGTCGCGCGGTTGATGCCGCCGACAGTGCCCGAGGTGGGCGCCGACGACACCAGAAGCTGGAGGCCACCGACCTGCTTGCCGCCGGAGGCAGTGCCGTCCGAGTAGCAGTCCAGAGCGATGTTGTTCAGCAGCGTCTTCTCGCCGTTGCTGATGCGGGCCTCCAGGAGGTCGATCAGCGCGTTCTCGCCGGAGTTCTGGAGGAGTTCCAGGCCCGAGGCGGTGATGGCGACGGCGGCCTGCTTGTAGTCGAACTCGGCCGCGGTCATCACGTCGGACGGCGTGACGTTGAGCAAATCGTCAGTTTTGTTACCGCAGGGCCGTTTAAACCCTGCTTCTATCCGTCGCCGGATAGCTCAGACTATATCATCCCTTTCGGGCGGGGCGCTCGTGGGCGGATTATCGTTTCCTCACCGCCTAGTCGTTACACCTTCCGCACCCCTGGGGTTCCCAGTGGAAACCTTACATGTGCGGCTTGGCTCGGGATTGTCTCCAGATCGCTCAATTGATATGCTGGAGATGTTCCCCGAATTCACCCCGTTTTCACCTAACGCCATGACCCCACCAAAAACCGGCCAGAACCGTCCATGTGCAGGAGGATGCGGCGAGATGCTGTATCTCCGTGCGTCCTACATCCAGCGCGGCGTTCGCAAGACATGCGGCAAACCGGAATGCCGGTCGGCCATCATGTCAGGCGATAGCAATCCGTTCTGGGGCAAGAAACACGACGATGAGAACCGCGCCAAAATCCGTGAGGGCAGACGCCGCAGCAAGCCCCGCCGATCCGGCCCCGAGAAGGGGTCGTTCAAGCAGACGCCAGAAGCGCGCGCCAAAATGTCAGAAGCACTGCGCCAGCGGTGGAAGGACCGCCGCCAGTTCATGCTCGACAGTCTGCCTCGCGGTGAAGCCCATCACATGAGAGGGCTTCATCCTGAACCTCGCTACCGCCGGAATTTCTCTCCGTTGATGCGGCGCGAGTGGACCGATGACAAATGCTTCTGGTGCGGTTCGACCGAGAAACTCACTCTCGACCATATCCTGCCCATCATGTGTGGCGGACAGAATACCAAGGAAAACGCCCAGACCCTTTGTCACCCCTGCAACTTGTGGAAGATGGTTTACGTCGACCGGCCCTTGATGAAAGTCTTAGGCCGCGAGGGGGGCCGAAGTTGACCCAGCATAGCGCAGGAAAGTACCATTTTCCTGGTATTCGATTTCCTGAACAATAGTACGCCCGCCAGAGACAGGCTTTACTTTACCCTTCTGGCGCAGGCGATAGAGCAGCGCGTTATTTTTTGTTACATTGTCGGCGAGCTTGCCGGTGCGGTTGCGAAGGGTCGTGGTGATGATTTCGTTGAGGTTCGGGGAGACAGCCATCTAGGCCTCCTGAAAGGTCAGACGCGACCCGCGGACAGTTGCCGCGCGATCTCGTCTCGGAGCGTGGGAGCCGGAGCCTGCCCGGTGGAGACACCGGGGGTGGGCGATCCGACGACGGAGCGGGACGCCGCGCGGGCCTGTTTGGCCGCTGCGGTGGCCGCCTGCGTGCGGGCTTCCAACTGCTCATTGAGGAGCAGGGGCCGGATCTCGTCATTTGCCCAAACGGCCTTCTGATAGGCCCACTTGAGCGTGTCCGAGTACGCTTCCTTGGGGTTCGATGACCGCCGCGCGCTGATGAGCGGGGCCATCTCTGCCGCGACGTTCTCGGCGTATCGGTTCGCCGGGTCCGCGAGGAAGGTTTCCAGTGCCGCGTCGATCTGGCCCATCTGCTGGGACAGTCGCTCGCTTTGGATGGTCTGCACGGTTTGTGTGAGGGCATCCAGGCGCTGCTGGATGACCGGCGGAATGGCGGCAGGCTGGGGCTGCGGCATGCCCTGTTGATAGGGCTGCTGCGGGATCTGGGCCTGGCCGCTCATGGCCTGGACCAGACGCTGCGGGGTGATCCCGTAGTTCTGGGCAAGCCACAGGAGCCCCTCCACGGGGCTCTTCTCGAGGAACTGTTCTGCCGCGACGTAGCGCTCCAGCGCCTGCGGCAGGTCGGTCCCGGCGCTGCGCGCCATGTTCACGTAGGGGTCGAGCCCCTTGTACTCGGCGAGCTTGGAGAGGCCGCGATTGACCTCCTCCTCACGCCGGATGACCGCCTCCCGCACCGCGGGCGACAGCTTGTCGAACTCGCTCTTGGCCTGCGGCGACCAGCCGGGCGGCGGGCGCTGCCCCTGCTGGGCGGGCTGGCCCTGCTCCTGCGGGGCCTCCTGGGCCTGCTCGGCCGGCTTGGCCGGGGCCTGGGCGGCCTGCTGCGCGGCAGCGGCGTCCTGAGCCTCCTTGACCTCCTTGGCGAAGCGCCCGAGTTCGTCGCGGGAGCGCTCGGACTTGGCATCTGCCGCGGCCTCCTGGGCGATCGGGTCCACCTCGTCGGTGGGCGGCTCCAGGGTCGCGGCCTCGGGCTGCATGTCGGCGACGCCGCTCTCCAGCGCGGAGGCGAGCGTTGAACGCAGGTCGTCGTTCTCGGAGGCGCCATCGGCGCCCGAGTTGAGGGTATCCATCGGTGATCAGGGGTTGCGACGGGGCCGGTTGAAGTCCGGCCGTCTGGGTGGTGATCAATCCTGACGACCGCGGTTCTCAGGGAAAATCACCCTGACGACCGCGGTTCTCAGGGTCAGTTCGGGCGGCTGCGGGCCTCGGTGAGCGCCGTCTTGATGCGGGCCGCCACGATCGCGCGGCGCGCGTCAGGGTCGTTCAGCAGCCACTCCCGCTCGGAGATGGTGGCGTAGGCCTGCACCCGGCCGTCCGTCACCGGCAGGCGGAAGAGGCTCGTCGTCAGTTCGAAGATCGGCATGCCGCCGGTCCACAGCGCGCCGCGAGCGCGGGCGATGGCCATGATGTCCTCCATCATGTCGCGCCGGTGGGCGTTCGGGCTGCGGGTGACCGGCTGGCCCGGTTCACGAGTGGAGTTTGACGGCACGGGCCACCTCCTCCTTCAGGCCGGGCGGGATCTCGCCCTTGGTGGCGGAGCGCTTCAGCGGCTCGTTGCCGACCTCCTCCACGCCGGCCGCGCGGTAGGTTTCCCGCAGGCGGCCCTTGGAGGAGTACATCTTGCCATCGAGCATCGAGCGGACCTCGATGGTGTCCGTCTGGATGCGCGGCGTGGGCAGATGCGAGCGCCGCACGTCGGCGTACTTCTCGCTGTAGAACTCCTCCGCGGGGACCAGCTTCATGGTCCGCGGGTGGTAGACGAAGCGGGCCATGGTCAGGAAGCCGGGGCCGCCGTGGCGCCGATCGCATCGGCCAGGGCCTGCGTCTTGGCGACGATGTCGGCGCGGATGGCATCCAGCGCGGCGCTGTCGGCGCCGCCCGCGGACAGCCACGTCACACGATCGTTGCTCGTCTCGTAGACGATGGTGCAGGTCGTGCCCGCGCTCGTCACCTGGACCGAGATTTCCCCGGTGCCATCGGTGTTCACTTCGAACAGCGTCCCCGTGGCCGTCAGGCTGGACGTGTTGACGCTGTAGATGGGATCGCCCGCCCCGAGGGCGGCATTGGCCGCCGGCAGGCGAACGTCGGCGATCTGGCCGGGAAGTGCCATGTCAGTCCTCCAAGAGCATGAGGAAGGCGCCAAGCGCCTCCTCGTCGTCGTCTTCCGTTTCGTCGGCCTCGGCCAGCAACGCTTCCAGCGCGCGGACCTCGGCCGGCATGTCGAGCAGGGGCCCGTCCTGCGGGTGTAGGCTGGCCTTGATGAGCGCCTTCGCCTCGGCGATGGCCTTGGGCGAGATGAGGCTCTCGCGGGCCTCCTCGGCCTCGACGGCCGGAGGCTCCTTCTCCTCGCCCAGCAGCGAGCGGCGCAGTTCGGCGGCCTCCTCGCGGGCCTCCTCGATCTGCTTCGCCCGGCGGCGGTCCTCGTCCTCCAGGCGCTTGCGGTACTTGCGGGCCGCCTCGCGGATCTCCGGCCCGTCGTGGGTGTCAATGGCCGAGCCGGTGTCCGGCGCATCCACCGTGTCGGTGATCGAGAGCGTCTCGGAGATGCTCTCGTTGTAGACCTGCCCCCCGACCGCGCCGTCCGTCGTGTCGGCGATGCCGACGCTCTCCGACACCGGCATCGTCACGGTGACGAGGAGGCCGGTGACCGCATCAGCGGTGCTGACCGTCTCCGCTATCGCCCCGACAGCAGCCAGCGTGGCGCTGACCGTGTCCGCGACCGCAGCGCTTTCCGAAACCGCGCCGACCGCCACGAGCGTGGCCGACACGGTGTCGGCCGTTGCGATGCTCTCGGAGACGCTGTCGTTGTAGAGCGACCCGCCGGTGGTGGTGTCAGAAATTCCGGCATTTTCTGACACTGCCATGGTGGCAGTGACGATGGTCCCCGTGACCGTGTCGGTGGCGGCAGCGGTTTCCGAGATGCTGCCGACTGCGGCCAGAGTGGACGAGACGGTATCCGCCGCCGCGGCGGTTTCAGAGACGGACCCGACTGCGACCAGGACGGCCGAGACGGTGTCCGAAGTGGCAATCGTCTCCGACAGCGCACCCGGCATGACGAGCGCGCCGCTGACCGTGTCAGCAGTGGCCGCCGTCTCTCCGACCGACATCGTCGCCGTGACGATGGTGCCGGTGACCGTCTCCGAGGTCGCCGCGGTTTCCGAGATGGCCATCGCCGTGGTGACGATGGTGGCCGACACCGTATCCGCCGTGGCCGCCGTCTCGGCCACCGCCATGGTGGCGGTCGAGATCAGGCCGGTGACCGTGTCGGCGGTCGCGATGCTTTCCGAGATGCTGTCGTTGTAAGTCGTGCCGCCCGCAGGCTGGATGGCCTGGAGCCAGTTTTGGTCCTGCACCGCGGCGTCGGCGCCGATGGCCGCGGCGATGTCGAGCGAAATCTGCGCCGCGTCGAACTCGCGGATATTGATGCTCTCGTCGGCGGCGCCCCCGACCGGGCCGCGAACGATAAAGCGAACGCGCCCGAACCCTCCCGGCATCTAGGCCTCCGTCAGGCTATGCAGACGGTTCGCGGTGACCCCATAGGCATCTGGTAGCGCTGGAGGCGCGCCCCCGCGAACGGGCAATGCGGCCCGAGCGTCGGGATCGTGCCTTTGAACGTCAGCGTTTGCTGGCCAGTTGAATAGTATACTTCCTGGCTCTGCGTCGTACTCGTCAAGTTATCGCGAAGACTGTAATAGGCTTTTATGTTAGGAACGATGTGCGGCATCGAAAACGGGCCGCCAAATGCCAGCATCTGCACAAAGTCATTCGTCGCCGCGCCGCCAGTAGGGTACACGTCGATATTCGCGTACCATCCCTCGGCGATAAAGCCGTCCCAGTTGTTGGTGCCTGTCGAACTGGAAATGGCGGCCCAGCGAAACCGTGTCCAGGCATTGACAACGGACGGGTTAGTCGTGCCTGACCCGTGCGTCACCAGGCCGTTGCCGTTGATGTGGGTTGCGAAGATCGAGGTAGGCCCTCCGACCGCCGCCGCCACGAAGCGCACCAGCAGGTAGTTCCAAGCGTTGAGCGACCAGCCCACGCCGAGGTTCAAGGCCCCCGCATCCCCATACGCAATGCTGACGATGGCCGTGTCCGTCTGCGGCCACAGGACGAAGACGCCGGAGCCATCATCAAAGCCGCCGACCGACATGAATGTCGAAGCGTTGGTGCGAGGGTATACCCACATGCCCATGGAGACAGGTACGCCCGTCACGGGAACGCCGCCGCTTTGCTCCAATGATGTAAGAGTGGCCGCGGTATGGGTGCTCGACATCACACCGCCTGATACTGCACAGCGGTGTATTTGACCTCGTGGTTGCCCGCCGTCGAATTGAGGGCCACGCCGGTATTGTGGACGACAAAGATGCCCCACTTCGACGGCATCGTGCCCCCATAGGCCGCCGCGACAGAGAACGGACCCCACTCGTAGGTGTGGTTACTGGTCGCGTCGGTCGGGATGATCGTCAGAAGTTTCATCAGGGTCTTTTCGCCCGTGGGCGAGAAGTTGGCATCGGTCGCGCCGGCACCGGCCGAATAGGTCGTGCCGTCATAGGTGCCGAACGTCCAGATTTCGATCTGCTTTCCGGTCGTGGGCGACGTTCCGGTGGTGACCTTGCCGCCCACCAAGCAGTCGATGGCGAGGTCGGAGGTATTGTCGGCCACCGTCGATTGCCGACCGGCAACCAAGTTGGTGTCGCTGGCCAGCGGACCCGTGGAAAGGCCGCAGGTCAGCGTCTGCGCGGCGGCATATGACGGTTTCGAGATAGTCGCCATGGATCAGAGTTCCTCGATGATCACATAGCCGGTGACGTTGGACGTGCCGGAGACGGAGCGGATCGAGACGGTGCCGGCGAGGTTGTTGCCGGCGGGAATAAAGATCTCGGATCCGGGCTTGGCCACCCAGCGGTAGACCCCGCCATTGGCGTTGACGCCAAAGCGCAGCAGCGCCGCCGTGGTCGTCGGCAGCGTCGGCTGGGTCGTGGCGTAGGTCGTCACGTTGGTGAAGGATGCGGCGGGCGCGCCAGGGTTCAGCGGGGCGGGCGTCGGGCCGCCCGTGGCGGCGCCGGTGCCGGCCGCCGTAGGCCTGACCACGATGATGTCGTTGGCCGCCGAGGCCGTGCCGTCGCCGAAGAAAGCGATCTCGTGGATGCGCAGCGCCTTGGCCGAAGCCGAGACAATGGTGATCCAATCGTTGGTGGTCGACAGCGCCGTGGAGACGCGCGCCAGCGTGTAGAGGAACCCGGAGATCATCGCCGCATTCCCCGCATCAGGTCAGGGTGAGGGTGTAGGAGACGTTCAGCGTGTCGCCGGAGATCACCGCGCGGGACGAGCCGAACGAGCCCGACGAGAGCAGGATGGCGGTGGCCGCGGTATCGCTCTTGGTGGTCACGCCGGCCGCTCCCAGCGCCATGAAGGCGCCGGTGATGGTGGCCGAGCCGTTGATGTTGAAGGCGACAGCCGAGGACGTGGCTTTCGCGCCGCCGGACGCCGCCGAGAACGAGGGAACGCCGCGAGTGCCGTTGGAGTAGACGACGCTCTCGACCTGCGGCGACGGCGTCGCGTAGGTGGATGAGGCGTTGCCCACCGTCGTGTGCAGGCCGAGCGCGATGGCCGCATAGGCGGTGCCCAGCCCCAGGAACTTGTCGAGCATGGCGTTCTTGCCCTCCGTCGTGACGACGTTGGGGAAGTCCTCCTCCCAGATCACCTTGCCGTCGCGGACGTGCTGGACGTGGAACATGCCCAGCGTCCGCAGCCCCTCGCCGAGGTCATGGCGCATGATCAGCCCGCCGGACACATGGTCCTGCGCGGCGGCTCCTTCGTTCTGCATGGGTCAGTCCTCTGAGATCCGAGCGATGCGGTTGTCCTTGCCGCGCTCGATGCGGAAGGCGCGTTTCTTCTTGGGCTCGCCGGCCTCCTCGGCCGTATCGCCCTTGCCGCCCTTGGCCGCCTTGGCCTTGAGCGACATCGAATGCTCTGCTTGCTGCAGTGCAACATCGTGTTTCTGTGCGTCCTGCCGCAGCTTCTGCTCCAGTGCGTGATCGGCCCGCTCCATCTCGCGGAGGTGCCGGCGCATTTCGAGTTCCTCGGCGTGCTGGAGTTTCAGCAGTTCGGCCTGGTGGCGCTGCATCTCGCGGTCGTGCTGGGCCTGCGCCTGCGCCTCGTCGCGCTGGTGCTGGGCCCACATCTCCGCGAGCTTGGCCTGGTGGTCCTGGTCGGCCTGCTGGAGCTTCTGCTGGTGCGCCTGCTGGCCCTGCTGGATGCTCTGCTGGCCCTTGGCGAGTTCCGCCTGGGCGGCGATCTTCTCGCGCTCGGTCTTGGCCTGCTCGGTCGGATCGGGAGCCGGGGCGGCAGGGTTGGCCAACTGCTGGCCGACCTGCTCCATCGTCTTCTCGATCGTCTCTTCCAGTTCGCGCCCGACGCGAAACCGCCGCAGGGCGAAGAGGAGCAGTTGCCCGGCCATGGGGGCGAGCGCCGGCATCTCCTTGACCATGGGCCCGAACGACCCGAGGAACTGCCCGACGCTGGTCACCAACTCGACGGCGCGGGCCTTCTCCGCGTCCTCGTCGGGCTGGATCATCTGATCCGTTTCAACGTCCAGTTCGAAGCCGCGCAACCGCTCGTTGCGCAGCAGGCCCATGACCTGCTCGATCGTGACGCTTTCCTGCGGCGGCCCGATGGGCTGGGGCGGCGCGGGCGGCATTCCCGGCTGCATGCCCTGCTGCGGGCCTTGCGAGGCCTGCTGGGCGGGCATGTTGGGCGCGGGCGGCATCGGGGCCGGAGGACCGCCGGGGGGCATCTGCGGGCCGGCGCCGGGCACAGGCGCGATCTGCGGCGTCATCCGAGGCCTCCGACAGGCTGGGGCGGCGGCAACGCGCCGGCCACGCCGGGCGGCGGGGGCGCCGTCTCAGGCAGGCTGGGCGCGCCCTGCGCCGCCTCAAAGCCCGGCAGCGCCAGCGGCGGCAGCATCACCGGCTGCTCGCTGGGCAGATGGATGTTCGACATGTCCATCAGCGTCTGCGGCTGGAACTGCTCGGCGATGACCTCGCCCACGAGGCGACCGATGTCGCGCAGGAAGCGGGCGAGCTCCATCTGCCGATCGCGCACGCGCACCGAGCCCCACTGGCTCTTGATCTGCTGCGCCGTGGCCGTCTCGTTGGGGTCGCTCTCACCGCGGACGATGTCGGAAATGCCGGTGATCTCGTACACGTCCTGGACAAGCTGCTTGCGCGTTTCGAAGCAGGACTGAAGCACCTTGGCGACCTGTTCTACGGGCCAATATTCGATGTTTCCGGCCGCGCCGCCGCCTTCCTTAAACTTCCCCCAGTTGGGGATCGGGATCAATTGGTTCTCCACGCCCGGCTTCAGCGCCGTCTGGAGGGCCGTGGCCACCTCCTCGTCGCCGCTCGCATAGAACCCCACCACCTTCAGAGCGTCGGTCAGCTTGCCAATGCGCTGGGTGAGTTCATCGATCTCCTCGCACTGGTCCTGGTAGTAGACGTAGTCGGGGATCGGGATAAGCGAGCGGTTGGAGAGCGTGCCGTAAAGCGGGCGCGGGCACGGGAAGAAGCGCTCGAATTCGAGCGGCGGCTGCCCGACCTCCAGCACGTCGGGGTGATCCTTGGCGATCCAGCAGACCTCCTGCGCGACCTTGTTCCAGATCTCGTAGACGGTCGCCTTGTTCTCCTGCTCGGCCCGCTGGTCGCCGTTGTTGTCCTCGTCGGTCAGCTTGTGGTCGAGCGGCACGTCCTTGAAGGCCTCGCCGAAGCGCTTCACGCCCTCGTCGCGGGTGAGGAACGTCCGGCGCCAGACGCACGTCACCTCAGCCCAGGTGCGGGCGACGTTGTGGCCGAAATCGCCCCAGGCGACGTAGTCGACGTGGACCGTCTCGTCCTCGATCTGCTCGGCCGGCGCCTCCAGCCCCTCGATCTGCGAGGAGGAGATCTCCGGCTCGTAGCGTACCCACACGGTGCCGCGGCCCACCAGCAGGTAGTCGTCGCGGACCTGCCGCACGACGCTGTCGAGGTCGATCTTGTCGTTGTTGGAGGAGATGCAGCGCTCCAGGATCTCGCCGGCCACGCGGGCGACCTGGTCGTCGTCGCGAAACTTGCGCCCGACGACCGGATGCGGGAGGCGCTGGTAGATCGCCGGCTGGAGGGTCTGCACGTTCGACCACAGCATCGCGAACTTGCGGTTCTGCGAGATGCGCTCGGCGTCGGTGCGCTGCTCGAGATAGATGTCCTCGATCTTGCGCGAGCGGCGGCGCCACGTCTGGTAGGTCTGGTCGTAGCGGGCGATGACCGCCTTGTAGCGCCGGGCGATGTCGGCCGTGTCGCGGCCACCGCCCGGACGCACGGGGACTTCCGCGCCCTCGGTGTTGCCCTGGTCATCAGTGATCATGGCTTACCTCGGGGCGCGGTCGTCACTTGCCGGCAGGGGTGGGGCCGTCGACCTTGGCCGCCAGCGCGAGGAGGAGTTCCTCCAGGATGCGCGGCACGTCGCGGCCCTCTTCACGCGCGGCGTCGATGGCCGCCTGGATCTCTTCCACGGTCGTCATGTGTCTCCTCCTGGGACGAATAGGCAGACGGGGCGGCCCGAGGGCCGGTGGGGACAGGGCCGTTCGCTGCCTCCCACACCGCGCGGTGCAAGTCGCGATACGGTCGGCTTGTGGATCTCCAATACCGCTGCGCATGGTACAGGCGAAAGCGCTGGCCTTCGAACGTCACACTCTCCGAGGGCGGTTCGAAATTTCGTCGTGCATTTGCCATGCTTCGTTCCATGTCCAATCGCCGATGGACTTGACCGGCGGCTTGGGCGGCGCCTCGACCTTGGCGACCTGATCGCGCCACACCATCGCCAGGTAGCGGTAGGCGTCAGCGTAGTGGCTGGTCCAATCGTGGCGCGGCGTGTTTTTGAACGCGCGCTTCTTCTCGTCGTACTCGGTGCGGTACTGGCGCAGCGCCTCTTGCAGGTCGCCGGTGCGCGGGTGGAACCAGCAGTGCGGCAGCGTCATCCGCGCCGCAGTGATGCCGTCCATGATCTTGTGCGCCGGGACAAGCTCCGGCGTGAGGCCGAGTTCCTTGAGGATTTCCACCCGCGTGCGTCCGGTGCCCAGTTCGCGCACCCGAGCATCGTGCGGGACGTAGTCCCTGGCCCCCTTGCGGTGATAGCCCTTGGAGAACACCACGCCGGCATAGTGCGAGAGCGGCTGGCCGTGGTTCTCGTAGGCGTCGATGATGCGGACCTGGCCAGCCGTGGCCTGGAAGAAGATGATGGCCGTGCTGTCCCCCATGCCCAGATCCCAGGCCGTGTGGACGGGGATGCCGGGCTCGGGCTCGACGGCGTCGGTGATGCGATGCTCGCGCTCGGCCTCGGCCATCTCGCGCCCGTAGTAGGCACCGAGGATGGCGGCGTCGAAGGAGCATTCGAACTCTTGGGCATACTGCTCGGGCGTCATCGACCGCCGGGCGTCGTCAAGCTCCTCGATCGGCAGCAGGCCCGTCTCCGAGGCCCGCAGGACGGCCTTGAACCAGCCCTCCTCTAATCTAGCTCGATCCACGATTACCCAGAAACTATTGCGACCTTTCGGCGTGCCGATGAACGTCGCCCAGCCGCCTCGATCTGCCAGCGCTGGCCGAATAACCGCACCCCACACCGATGGGGCCATGTCCGCGTATTCATCCAGCACCACGCCATCAAGCCGCAGGCCGCGAAGCCGATCAGCGTTATCGGCGCCATACAGGCGAATGCGATTGCCATTGACCAGGTCGACACGGAGTTCGCTCTCGTTTGGCTGTCCGGCGAGGAGGGGCGCGGAGAACTCTTTCAGGTAGCGCCATGCCACGTCCTTAGCCTGGACGTAGAGCGGCGCGAGGTAGGCGAACAGGGCATCCGGCTTGTCGGTGGTGGCCGCCCGCGTCACGAGATCCTGAATGCAGGCGACAGTTTTCCCGCATCTTCGATGGGCCACGATGACGGCCCAGCGCTCGGAGCGCATGAGGTATGGGTGGAAGACGCGCCGGACGCGCAGTCTCACTTCTCCACGACCTCAAGCGTGATCTTGTGGGCGATGGGCGGCCCGTCGTCATCGCCGGCATGCTTGTTGTGCGTCAGATCCGGCAGATATTTCTTGAGCAGGGCCACGCCCGCCGTCACCTGAGTTGCTGACATGTCACGCTTACCTTCAGCGTGCTGGATCAGCGCGGTGAGAATATTGGACTTCTGAATTTTAAGCCGGTGGTGTTCCGGCATCTGAAATCCAGCTTTTCGACCTCTGGTCGCCATTTTGATCTGGCTCCCTGTTGCGATGCTCCAAAAACGGAACCGCCCCCGGTGTTGCGGGCCGGAGGCGGCTCAGTGATTTGGGAGGGAAGGTGATATCCTCGCACTGCTGCCAGGATGAATTTCATGCAGTCACGGTTACGCTGATTTGGCAAGGGGGGATTTTATTTCCTGCCCCGGCTTTCCACGAGCATGGCCATGGCGAGGAGGATGATGGAAACGGGGAGGAGGACCATCCACCCCGGCTCATCGATGCGGGCTCGGGCGACGAACAGGCCCAGGAGCACCCCTGCGGCGACGTGCAGTCCGCTCATTTTTCGATCCTCACGATGTCTGTGGTGTCATCCCATGCCGGGCGTTCGGTGATGTAGGCATGCGCGCGGCGGCTGCGCTCCGGATAGAGGCGCCACCACTGCGCCAGATTGTGCAGCGCACAAATGAGAATATTCCTATCGGCGGGCTGTGGCTCGAGGTCTTGCAGGCAGACCCGGTCGAGGAGGCGGCGCTGCTCGCGCATGCCCTCGCTGCTGGCAAAGACGGACGACAGTTCGTTGACCTCCCGCAGGAGGCGATCCTGGCGCTCGGGGTCGTCGTCAGGCCGCAGCAGATAGGCCAGGCGGTCGTGGTCGCCGATGTCGTCGGCGACGTAGGCCGACCCGGAGGCGCGCAGGCCCGGCGGCGCGGCGATGACGGAAAGGAACTCCCGCATCAGGTTCTGATACCTCCTCCCGGACCAGAGACGGCCAAGGGCGGCCGTTTCGCCTTCTCTGGCACCTGACAGCCTCCCGGCCATGAATTGCCGTCCTAGGGCGTCCTCTGCGTTCTGGTCACGCCTCTGGCTTTCGGGGAGCCACCGCCGGTGCGGCTGCTGCTGGACGAGGAGGGTCACGTCCCGGTCGGCCTGGAGCCGGCGCAGTTGCCCGGTGCGGGTGCGGGCGGCCTTGGAGCGGTGACGGCCCTTGCGCGCCATCATCGCCTCGCCAGGAAGTTGTAGACGGTGGCCTCGGGCAGCTTGAGGCGCTTGGCGATCTCCATCGTGTCGCCGAGTTCGCGCCAGAGCCGCAGGATGGCGTAGCGCGTCTTGTGGTGGAGGAAGGGACGGGCGGGGTTCATGCCTTCGCTCCCAGCCGCTCGATGAGCCACGCGAAGCCGGTGCCTTGCTCGCGCAGTTCCATCCGCGCGCCCTCGTCCACCTCGGCCTCGTCCAGCATGAACACCCGCTCGACCACGTCCTGGCCCTTTTCGCGAGCCCACTGGACAAGGCGCTGAACAAGCTCGCCGTGGGCCTTCTGCTGCCGCTTGCGGGCTGCGTCTTCGAAGCGCGCCTTGCGGGCCAGATCCTCGGCCATCTTCGCGGCGATGGCGGCCTTGCGCTCGCGTTCCGGCGCGCCCGCCTCCCATTCAGCCTGGGCGCGGGCTCTCTCTGCGGCCACCTCGATGGCCCGCTGCGCCTCGCGCTCGGCCTGCCTGCAACGCTCGATCTGCCGGCAGGCCATCTCCACCGCGGAGCGAACAGGCGCCAGATCCTGCTCGCACCAGTCGACAAGCTCGGCGATCGACGGCGGCCACTTGCAGCGACGCACGATACCCGTCTTGGGCGAAGCGAGGCGCAGCAGTGTCACCGCCGGGAAGTCCTCCAGCGCCTCCACTGCCATCCGGGCGAACTCTGCCGGGGCGTGAAAGTCCGGCGAGCGGTATGCGGCCATCACCGTGGCCACGGTAGCCCGCACGATCTGCTGGCTGGCGCGCACCGCCAAGGCCTCCTCGACGGCGGCCACCATGGGCGTGAGCGTCTCAGCGGGGGCCTGGGAGAGCGAGGCGATGTCCGCCACCAGGGCTGTCAGGGCCTCCACCGCTGAACTGTTCCGCGAGGCCGTAGAGATTTGGGCCGAGGGCATCCGAGAGGGCTGTGGTCCGGTCATTGGAAGTCTCGCGCTTGGATTTGATTTTCTGGAAGCCGGCGTTGATCCACGGGATCGGATCCATCGGGGCGTGCTCCCGTGCCCGCTGGATGGCGCCAAGGACGCGCAGGGCGTCGTCTGCGGCGTCTTTCAGCCAACGGCCGATGATGGGGCGCGCCTGCTTTTCGCTGACGCCCATGGCGACGAGTGCAGGCAGGCCTTCCGACCACAGTTGCTGTCTGGCCGCCGCGGCAGCGGCATTTGGGCTTGAGCAATCGATTGCGATCTGCTCGGCAAGCGCTTCGACGGGCTCGGCCCGTCCAACCTCGTTAGAGGTTGGTTCTTTCTTTCTTTCTGTCTCTTCTTCTGTCTCTGTCTCTGGGGGTGTTGCAGCGACGTGATGCAACGTTGCATCCCCGTTGCGCTTGCGTTCGCGATGCCTGCGGGAACGTTCCGTCGACAGATCGCTCTCGAATTGCCGGCTCTTCCAAGCCGGAACATTGCCATCCTTCACCAGCCCGACCTCGGCGAAGGCGACCAGAACCGCAGTGGTGACGGCGAGCGGTTCGGCAAGGATGGCAGACAGGCGCCGGGGCGTGACATCGTGCCGACCGCCATCGTTGAAGCCGGCGCAGTTCTCCAGGATGCAGTGCCAAGCCGCGATAGCGACCGCGCGCGAGCACTCGGCGATCAGTGCCGCCTCGGCCAGCTTGGGGTCGGTGACGGTGCCCTCATAGGCGCGATACCAGCGCGTCACGGCGCCACCCCCGTCAGTTCGCAGAATTTCGCGTAGGCGGCGCGGAATACCTGAAGGCGGTACTCCGAAAGGCGGATCTCCTCCGGGGAGCGCTTGCCGAGCTTCTTGATCAGGTCGAGGTGGTCGCGCCGCTCCAGGCCGACACACTTCAACTCGTCGCGCATCGTCTCGAGGGACAGGTTCTTCACAGGGCCCACCCCTCGGCGACGAGGCGGTCCACGCGCCGGACGGCGTACTGGACGGAGGTGTGGTCCTTGCGGATGAACTCGCCGATCTGCGTCAGCGACCGCGAGGTTTCGTGGAAGGCCAGCCAGCAGAACACGGCGCGGGCCAGCGACAGCTTGGCGTACTTGCGGGGGGAGCGGATGGCCTCGGCCGGCACGTCGTAGCGCAGGGCCACGAATTTCAGCATCCAGCGGATGTCCTTGGGCATGGGCGCCACGTCCCAGGCCGGCAGCGCGTATTCGAACTGGTTCGGCCTGCGCGGGCCGATCGGGGCGTCGTAGGCGATGCGGAACTGCTTGTGCTCCAGGCCCAGGCGGCGGCGGATCTCTCTCACGCGGGCGATGGCCTGCTCACGCGATGTCGGCGGCGGCTGGACGTGGATCATCGTGTTCCCCCTGGATGGCTTCCTCAAACCCAGCCCCCGGCAGCGCTGGTCGCCGCCGGGGGCCATGCCGATCGGGGGGTGAGGCCCCGACCGGCGAAGCAGCGCAACCGCTCGACGCGGGCGAGGGTCAGCGCTGGGACTGTCGGCCGCCGACGCGCGACGGCAGGAAATCGTCGGCACAGACCGCGCCCTTGGTGACGGTCACGAGCCGGGCGATGAGCGACAAAGACGGCAACCGGCGTCCCACCTCGATGGAGTTGATTGTCCACCGCGAGACGCCGACCCGACGCGCCACCTCCCTCTGAGAAAGACCAATCTGTTCGCGGTAGTCGGTTAAAGGGTGCGTTGTCATGATCAAGAGTTCGCATGTAGCTAACCGACAGTCAAGCCTGCGTTGTCGCGTAGTCCAACGCCTTTCCACGGCTGAAACGCTACGGTCGGGGAAGCTCGCGCTAACCGTCCACAGTTTCCTCGAAGCCCGTCCACAAATTGGTTTTCTACCTGCTAACTTTGCGCTTGACCCTTAGTTAGCTACGTGCGAACTTACATCCCACCAACAGGGATGTTCGCCATGCCCTCCACCACCTACACGCTGATCGAAGGCCCGCCGTTCGGCTTCGATATCGAGGCCGAGATCGAGTACGTCGTCCACCCCGCATGCGGCGACGGATGGAACGAGCCGCGCGAGCCGGCATGCGCTGAGATCCGCAAGGTCGACCTGACCAAGGTCACCCGCAAGGGTCGCTTCGAGTTCGACCAGGCGCTCGGCCGCCACGTCTTCATCGTCACCGAGACCATCCGCACGCCCCTTCCCGGCCCGACGCCGGACTGGGTCGATGACGCGCTGGAGCAGGCCGAGTGGTGGGACGCCATCGAACTCGACGAGAGGGAGGACGCCTGATGTCCACCCTCTCGCACTCTGCGCTCAAGCGCCGCTACCACGCCGCAGCCGAGGGTTTCGAGTGGCTGCTGGAGATCGCCGCCGCCGGCCGCAAGGGCCATCGCGTGCACTGGTCGACCAACTTCATCGAGGCCGTGCGCCGCGAGGTCGGCATCAAGTCCGCCGAGATGACCGATCTCGCCCGCCAGTTGGACGCCAATGAAGAGGAGACGGTCTGATGACCGCGCTGGAACACCTCCACGAGCTCGCCCGCGCCACCCGCGCCCGTCGCGACCAGCTTCTTGTGATCTGCTCGACCGACGATGGTCAGACCCATCTCGACTTCGCCCGCAACCAGGCGATGGCCAGCATGTGCGACGTGCTGCTGCTCGACATCGCCACGCAGATCACCAAGGCGCTCGGCCCGGCCAGCACGGCGCAGGCCGCGTGACCATCAACCTCCTCGCCGCGCTCTTCGCGACGCCCTTCCTCATCGCGGCCCTGAGCCTCCTGCTCTGGCTGGCCGCCAACGCAACCAAGGACGACGACCATGAGCTATGAGGTCGAGTGGCGGGTCATCCCCGGCGTCGCTGGTGGCCGTTTCGAGGTCAGCGATGATGGCCGCGTGCGGAACGCACGAAGCAAGCGGGTGCGCCGAACGTCGCGACGCTCTGGCTACGTGCGCGTGACCATCGAGAACAAGGCATATTCCGCTCACCGCCTAGTGGCGATGGCATTCTTGCCGGGGGATCAGGGGCGACCGTTCGTCAACCACAAGAACGGGGATCGCGGCGACAACCGGGTCGAAAATCTGGAGTGGTGCACTCACGGCGAGAACATGCGGCATGCCGTTGAGGCTGGTCTGCTCCTCCCGCAATACGGACGCCAGAACCCGGCGGCAAAACTCTGCTCTGTCGCGGTTCGTGTCATTCGCGGTGGCTACGCCTGCGGCGTCACGCAGGCCAAGCTTGCGGCCATGCACGGCGTCACACAGAGCCTCGTGTCAAAAATCATTCGCAGGGAGATCTGGGACCATGTCCGCTGATGCTTATGCCTTTTGGAAAGATGCCCTCGTAGGGAACCCAGTTACTATCCATGAAAGCGAACCCAGGCCCGGCTATTACCGCATGCGCCGCGGCAAGGGCCAGCCATGGGTGCCGGTCGGCATCTGGTATCCATCCGCGGACGAGCCGCTCGTTGCCGACGTCGGTGGCGAGGAGGTTCTGGAGATGGACCGCATCTGCGCCATCTGGACCTACTGCTGCCGCTACCCGATCACCTACGAACTCTACGATGCGGTCGGCAACGGCGCGCCCTGGCCGGAGGACGTGACGGCCGAGGTTGAGGCCGCGCGCGCCGAGATCGGCCACAACTCCAATGCCGCCCCGCACGAAGAGATCGCCGACGAGATCGCCGCGGCCACCAAGGCCTTCGAGACGTGGCTGGCGAGCATCGGCGGCAACATCACCAACGAGGAAGACGATGCGAAGTCAGAGACGTTCCGCACGCGCCTGCATGCGCTGGGCAAAAAGGCCGAAGACGCTCGCACAGCGGAAAAGCGCCCGATCATCGAGGAAGGCAAGCGCATCGACGCAACATGGAAGCCAGTTGTCGATGCTGCCGAGACCGGAAAGAAGCGCATCGGAGCCGTCGTCGTCTCCTACCGCGTCGAGCGCGACAAGCGCCGCCGCGCCGAGCAGGAGCGCCAGGAGGCAGAACGCCGTGCTGCCGCTGAAGAAGCTGCTCGCGCGGCTGCCGCGGAGGCTCAGGCGCGCGGCGAAGATCCGGCTGTAGCCGCGGCCGAGGCCGTCGCCGCCGCCGCGCCGGCGCCGCGCACCGGCTTCGTTGCCGAGCCCAAGAAGGGCTACCGCAGCGTCGGCGTCTGCATCATCGATGACCCGGTGAAGGCCGCCACTTTCATCCTCACCACCGCGCCGACCCAGCCCGACCTCCTTGAGGTCATCACCAAGATCGCGCACCGGATGCTCAAGGCCGGCGTGCAAGTCGATGGCGCCCACCTCACCATCGAGCAGAGGGTCTAGGCCATGTCCGAAGCCAACAACGTCGTCCCGGTCAACCCGCGCCCGGCGCTGGTGGCCGGGCATCGCCCCACCGCCATCGTCCCGCAGACCATGGACGAGGCCTATCGCCTCGCCAATGCGGTGTGCGTCGCCGGCCTCGCCCCGCGCGGGCTGGACACGCCCGAGAAGGCGATGATCGCCATCATGACGGGGCTGGAGATCGGCCTCACCCCCATGGCGGCGCTCCAGCGCATCGCCGTGGTCAACGGCAGGACGACCATCTGGGGCGACGGGGCGATCGGCCTCGTGCGCGCTTCCGGCCTTCTCGTCCACATGCACGAAGTCATGCAGGGCACCGGAGATGCCCGCGAGGCTGTCTGCGAGGTTCTGAGGAAGGGCGAGAAGGTTCCCGTGCTGCGGTCCTTCAGCGTCGCCCAGGCCAAGCAGGCGGGGCTGTGGGGCAAGAGCGGCCCGTGGCAGCAGTACCCCGACCGCATGCTCCAGATGAGGGCCCGCGCCTTCGCGCTTCGCGACGTGTTCGCCGACGTGCTTGGCGGGCTCTACATCCGCGAGGAGATCGAGGAGGCCAGCGAGGAGCAGGCTCCGCCCGCCCGGCGCGCCCCGCCGCCCCCGCCGGCCGTCACCGGCCCGCGCCGCGCGCCCCCGCCGCCGGTGGCCAAGGCCGAGAAGACCGCGCCGGCGCCTGTCGAGGCCGAGGATACCTCCTTCGTGGACTTCGCCAACCCCGGCCCGAGCCTCCTCATGCAACTGGAGGACGAACTTGCCGCCTGCACCAACGGCGAGGCCTTCGACGACGTGTGCGAAGCCTGGAACGAGCGCATCGGCAACATGGCGCCCGACGACAAGCGAGTGGCGCTGGGCCTGCGCGAAAGGCACGGCGAGAGGTTGTCGTGATGGCCGAGACACTGTCCGCCCGCGTCGGCCGCCTGGAGGCCCTCAAGGCCACCGTCGCCCTCCTGATCGAGAAACTGGAAAAGGAGCGCGCTGAACACGCCCGAGAGCGCGAGCGCTTGCAGATGCGCCTGGAGGGCATGCAGCGCTCCATGGACGAGCAGATCAACGTCTTGCGCTCCGACCTCGCTAAGGTGCGGGTGGTGACGGAGCGACAGGCCCGGCAGGGGGCGCTGATATGAGCCGCGCCATGCCCTTCGTTTGGGATGGAGAGAGCTTCACGCCTCGCCGCGGCTTCGCCAAGCAGGCGGACGCGCTCTACGTCGTCGGCGAGACCTACCGGCTCGAGCCGGTCGAGGACCGCTCCGCCGTCAGCCATCGGCACTACTTCGCCAGCATCAACGAGGCCTGGTCGAACCTCCCCGAGGACCAGGTCGAGCGCTTCCCCACCGCCGAGCATCTCCGTAAGTGGTGCCTGATCAAGGCGGGCTATGCCGACAGTTGCCAGATCGTGGCGGCCTCGCGCGCCGAAGCGCTGCGCCTGGCCGCTTTCATCCGCCCGATGGACACCTACGCCGTCGTGACCGTCGATGGCCCCGTGGTGACCCGCTGGACGGCGCACAGCCAGTCCCTGCGGGCGATGGGCAAGAAGGTGTTCCAGGAGAGCAAGGACGCGGTCCTGGGCATCCTGGCCGGACTGATCGGCGTGACCGCCGACGAACTCACCAAGCAAGGAGAAGCCGCGTGAACGACCGATCCCGCGCCCTCACGCCCGAGGAGCGCATCACCGCCGCCTACCTCAAGCATGTCCGTGGCGTCGAGACGCAGGACATCGCCACCGCCTTCGACGTGAACATGGGCCGCATCTCGGAGGCGACGCAGGCGATCCTGTTCGCCGCGTCCAATCCGCATGACGTGCGCGCCATGGCCAAGGAGAACGAGGAGGCATGACCCAGCGCCGCTCCCTCTCGACCAAGGCCCGCGTCGAGTTCTTCCTGTCGCGCGGCGGCCAGTGCGCCTCCTGCGGCATGAAGTGCGACCGCGGCTGGGATCTCGACCATGAGATCCCCCTCGCACTGGGCGGGGCGGACGAGCCGTCGAACTGGGTTGTGCTGTGCCGGCCCTGCCACCGGGCGAAGACCCGCGGCGCTGATGTGCCTGCCATCGCCAAGGCGAAGCGCCGCGAGGCCCGCCACCTGGGGGTGAAGCGCCCGTCCTCCTTCCGGGGCTGGCGCCGCTTCGACGGCACGCCCGTCCGCAATCCGAGGGCTGCGAAATGACTGACAAGATAGACTTCTGGAATGTTGTCGCGAGACAGAAACTCGGCATCCCCAATTGGGAGTGGTGCATTTCTGAGGCGCTAGGCGATTGGAAAACGCCCGGCCCGTGCGACCTGCTCTTGGAGGGCGGTGTTCCTACTAGGACATATACTCGCGGCCCTCGAAAGGGGCGGCATGATTGGCGCGGTGTCCCGCGCACCAAGCTTGTAGTCACACCGGCCGAAATCAAAGCGGCCCATGCGGCATACGAGCGAGAAACGGGGAACTGTGCGCGGTGTCAGGGTGAGGGGCTCGTCGTCAACGGATGGAGTGCTGCCACCGGCACCAGCTATCGCGACTGCCGAGGATGCGACGCCACCGGCAAAGCAAAATGCGAACCCGCATGACCGACCTTTCCGACATGCAGATGGGCGAGCTACCGCACAGGAGGCAGGGCGACATGACGCCGGATGAGATCGCGCGGGAGATTGTACAGAAGGCAATCTGCACAAACATCCACACGGGGAAGGAATGGCTGGCCGAGGGATACGGCTATCCAGACCTGCTACGCGCCGCCATCGCCTCTGCCCTCGCCACAGAGCGCACCGCCCGCGAGAAGGCCGAGGCCGAGAGGGAAATAGATTACGCACGGATTGCCGCATCTCAGGTAAAAGCAGCCCGCGAGGCCGCGCTGCGGGAGGCTGCTGAGTTTATTCGGGTGCAGCGCAATGAAACACCAGCTACCGGAGAGGAATTTGCCGTCGCTCTCCTCTCCCTCATCAATCAGGAACCGACATCATGAGCGTTGTAAAAATGGAGCGCCGTACAGAGCGCTCAGATCAATCCGAAGTGGAAGTAATCGCGCGGCTGCGACATTGGCGCGCTGTGCTCGGCAATCCCATGGAACGGGGTCGAGCAAACCCTGACAACGATATGTTTTATCTCCTGCTAGATGCAGAGGAAGCCATCGCAGGGTTACGCCAATACGCGCGCCACTTGGAGGCCAAGGCCACACAGGATCCGACATCATGAGCGAAGCGAGAGAGAGAAAGCCGGTAACTCTCGGCGATCTGACTGATGAACTGGTCAATCTTACCCAGTTCTGGAACGACTACGAAGATATTCCGAGATCACAACAGCACTTGTGCCGAGATATTGGGCGTCGGCTGCACGATGCGGGCGGGTTTAGATACATGACAGACGCTTACTATCATGCGAAAGCACGAAATCGATACGCTAGAACCATTCAGGCTTACTGGGACGGCGTTGGTAATTGGAGGTGGTGAAATGGAAAAGACACTTTGTCCGTGGTGTGGGGCTTATTCGCGCCGGTCGTGCGACCTAGAAGACGAAATGGGTAGCTGCCCTTGGGAGGACAGCGGTGAACTTGACGAACCTGACCCTGATCGTCTGCGGGAAGATCGAGACCAAAGCCGAGGAACGCATGGCGGTCTTCAAAGGCCACCCCAGCAAGACGCCTGAGGAGGCCGCACGCGGCAGTCTTATCTACGAACTGATCACAGGGCCACGGGACGCCGCTCGCGCCGCCCTCGCACGCGCAGGGGATCAGACATCATGAGCGAGAGCGCAGGAGCCATCCATGAGTGAGATATCAAAGGCCGTCGCAATGGAAATCGCGATCATGTGGGAAACGACCGCCGATGATGTCCGCTCCCATCCTGAACGCCGCGCCACGCTTCGCGAATGCGCTGACCTTTTGCGGATGATGGTGGATCGCGAGCCGCTTGAGTGCCCGCGCGCCCCGCCGCCATTCCGTTATTGTCCAGACTGCGACCCCGATAACTGCGCGATGCGCAGGAGCCATCCATGAGTGAGAGAGAGCGAGAGGCGAAGTGGGTGCTGGTGCCGTGGATAATTTCCGACGAAATGTTTGACGCCGGCTTTGACGGCTCAGACCATCAGGAAAGCTGGCGCAACATGCTCGCCGCCCGCCCTCCCATCCCTCCCGACGTATGGGAGCAGATGGTAGATTGGGGAGCGAGGGCGCTCTGTGCCATGGCGAAGGAGAATGGCAATCAGTGCACCGCTCGTTCCCCTTTCAATGCCTGCGGATGCTGGCCAGCGTCCACACGCGTCCTCCGCGCAGCATTGGGGATCAGCGATGAGTGACGCCGACGAATTTCGCGACGCCATGGATTACGCGCTTTGCACCGGATCCACCGTCAAACTGCTGGCGCTTTTCGAGCGCCTTATGGCAGAGAGAGACGCCGCCGAGGCCCGCGTCACGCTCCTAGAAGGATCATTGCGGAAAGCCGCAGAACGCTTAGAAGCGCGGGGGCACCATTTCGGCGCAGAGCGCGCCCGCGCAGCCCTCACAGCGCTTCCGCAAGTTCCGCAATCAACCGCTTCGCCCGATGATCAGGAAGGAGAGAAGAAGTGAGCACGGAGTGGAAACTGCACGCGGTCAACCCGACTACAGGGTTCTTTCGGGGCGAAAGAGCCGTGTGGGTCTTGCTTGATCCTGACACACTACACCCGCTCGCGTATTGTTGCACTGCAAGTGAAAATGATGTCCCGAAGCCAGAAACCGAAAAAACTCTAGAACGCCTTCGCTATTATGAAAGCCCCGAAGGGCGCGTCGAAACGCTTAGGTTAGCGCGGACGCAATCTCCGCAATCAGCCTCGCCGCCCGATGACGAGGCAACCACAAGCTGACCGTCCTTGCTCCCTGGACATAGGTGATGGCGACCCCGTCAGCCTCTCGGTGGCAAAACACGGCCTCGACCAAATCCAAATCCGGTTTCGTCTCGGGCAAGCTGGAAGCCGCTTCCGCCGGCAAGCCAGTCGACGGGGGTGGGGTTGAGGCGCGCGACAAGCGCGTGAGTTCGCGTGCTAGGAATGTGCGGGCGCGGCTTAATCGTCTGCCGGTGAAGAGGTCGGCCAGACGGGTGCTCACGCATGCTCCTTGCCCGTGCGGAGCCAGTCGTCCGTGATGGGAGCGGGCACGTCGTCAATGGGGCCGCTGGTCGGCTCTGCCATCCGGCGCATATACGCCCACGAGATCCCCCGATACGCCAGGGACAGACGGGCGCAGGCATCCGCGAAAGCTGCGGCGACGTTGCCGTGGTGCTCGCTCAACAACGACTGAGCGATGATCTTCTGATCCTCTGCACTCATAGGGCAAGCGCCTCTTGCTTGGCGGGGGCGGGACGTTCAATGAAAAGGTCAGGACGGGCGAGCGCATCACTGATGCGACGGCAGGCGATGTCGAAATAGCCGGGATCAATTTCAACGCCTACGAACTGGCGACCGAGTTTGACGGCGGCAACACCCGTCGTGCCGGAACCCATGAAAGGGTCGAGGATCGTCCCTTGCGCGTCTAACTGTTTGATCGCCCACTCCATCACTGCAATCGGCTTTTGTGTCGGGTGGACACGCGGCTGCGCGCGCTCGGACGCCTTTAGCATTCCATTCCATAGATGGCGGGTTAGTCGAGCGGGCGATGGAACGTTTGTCCAAGCAAGCTCACAATCAGCTTGATCATTCGAGCAAACGCCGTCGCGCTTATCCCAGATCAGCCACCCCGGCGAAGGCGGCAACTTGTCAGCAAAGTGGTTAGCGCCAAACAGGCATACGATGGGATAGCCTAGCAAGTCGGAAGGATCGAACGGCTTATCGTCCCCGATGATGGCTTGATGAGCGAATGCCGTACTGCGGGCCAATTTCCCACCCCCGCCACCATGGGCATATGCAATCCCATAAGGCGGGTCAGTCACAACAGCATCCACCTTGCCCAACGTCGGCAGCACGTCCCGGCAGTCGCCTAG